AATGCAATCAATGAAAAGAAAGGCAAGAGAGTATCTTACTTTTCAAGGCAAGATGCCTGATCGATTTGTTAAAGAATTAAATGCAACAAAAATTGCTGAAATATCTGCACACAACAATAAAGTTCGCCAAGCAGTTTCTGAACTTGATAACACCATGAGGTTTATAAACAAGAACGCTGGATTATTTAGTAATCAGGATCGAAGCAGAATACTTAACACGGTTAATGATTATTTATTCGGAGAGCCCATAGCCCGGGGTTCTAAAATGATAGATAGAAAAGCTGTGCAGCTTGCCGCTAAAAATGAGTTAGAAGAAATAGATGACATCGTTTCTAAAAATATGCCAAGGGGGTTGTTTGGTAAAAAAGATTTAAGTCTTTTCAAACCTGCTCAAAAGATAAGAGAAGAAATAGACTCACTTAGCAGATCAATGAAAGAAATGGTTGATGACAATTTTATAGAAGATTCTTTGAAGTCTTCTTTAAGCGAGATTATTAAAAATAATCAAACGTACTACGGAGTGCGGCTGTATCGCGCATTTAAAGATCCAACTTATGCGCCAACTGAAAGCCAAAAGAACACAGCAATCACCGCGCTGGTTCAAGCAACTAAAGATCTACCTCCAGACAAAGTATTAAGTCCTGAGAAGGCAGAAGATGTTTTGAATCAAATGCTCCAAGCAAAATTTGCTAATGCAAAAATGACACCTTCAGGTGTTATTGACCCCACTACACTAAGCGGCATAGCCCAAGGACCTTTAAAAGGAAGGAAGCTAGATAATCTTCCTGAGGTCAGAGATTTCTTGGGTGAGTACACAGGTGCAAAAGAAGTAGTTGGTAGAGTCTCCCCAGGGAAAATAAGAACTAGGGATGTCGCTGAACAAGAGCTCGGTTTAAGAACAAAGATAGTTGATACTGTTGACGTTATGTCAAAGGTTATAGCCAAAAATAATTACTTTAATAATTTAGTTGAATACAACGATAAGCTGCCTGCAGCAAGCAAGTTTTTATTTGATGAGAAACCACCCGGGGCTCAGATAGGAACATACTCACAAATAGGCGCTAAGTCTGATGTCCTTGGTGACATATCGCCTCAGGCAAAAGAAAAGTATGGGAACCTAGCTGGCAAATATGTTTTAAACGAATATAAGGAAGCGTTTGAAGACATACCTAAATATTTTAATACTGAATCAATCCCTTTTTATTCAACCTTCCTTGGCCTAAAAGGTGTTTCACAAATTGCAAAAACTGTCCTGAGTCCTATCACTCAAATTAGGAACGCAACGACAGCAGCATTTTTTGCTTTAGCTAATGGCAATGTTGGAAGTGCTGATGCTTTAGTTGATTCAGTTGCGACTGTTCTTAGCAACATATCAAACCAACGGACTAGCTTTGGGAAAAGCAGACCGACAAAAGCAGATATAGATAAGTTTTATAACGAGATGGTAGATCTTGGCGTTATTAACACCAATGCAAAGATTGGCGAGTTTGAGAATTTGCTAGATGACGCGCTTCAAACAACACAGTACATGCCTGGCCTTGCTAAGAAAGCATTTAACAGTGCAAGAAATATTCAAAACACATTAGCTGGCAAACTGTATCAAGGGTCTGACGATGTTTGGAAGATATACAGTTACGATCGAGAACTTAACAAGTTAAAAAATGTTTTTAAGAATAATCCCAATGCATCGATATCTGTTTCAGATGCAAAAAACTATACGGATTTTGGCGAAACAATAAGTCGCAATCTTTCTCCTGAAGATCTTGAGAAAGCTTTGAAGAGGGAAGCTGCATCGATTGTAAAAGATACTGTTCCAAATTACGCAAGAGTGCCTGAAGCAATTAAGCAACTCAGAAGGATGCCGTTTGGAAACTTTATCGCATTTCCTGCAGAAATAATTAGAACGTCAGGAAACATATTAGGCAGAGCAGTTAAAGAACTTGCAAATGAATCGCCTGAGATAAGGTCCATTGGGATGAAAAGGTTGCTTGGATTTATGTCCGTCAATGCAGCTATCCCATCAACTTTGTATACCTCTGGACTGTTATTAACTGGTTCTGATAACGAGCAAGTGCAAGCTTACAAAAGATCAGCTGCTTATGAGTGGGATAGAAACTCAACACTGATACCTGTAGCAACAGACAAAGATGGAAAGATTACAGACTTGTATAACTTTTCTTACACGAACCCATATGACTACATGGCTAGGCCATTCAAGGCTGTGTACAACGCAGTCGCAAACGGAATTACTTCCGAGAAAGAACTTACAGAAATAGCGTTCGATTCTACGATCGGAAAAAATGGTGCACTCTATGAGTTCTTTGCGCCATTTATGGATGAGTCAATCATTACGGAAAAATTATTTGATGTAGCTAGAAACGAAACTAATTTCGGGTCCAATGTTTGGAACGATGCAGATCCGCTTGGATTAAAATTCACAAAAGGGTTTGCTCATCTTGCTGATGGATTGATGCCAGGAGCCAGTCCAGTTGATATTAAGGCGGATGTTGCCTCTCCTGCATATCTTACATTTCAAACAAGGGACTTCCCGAAAGCGGTTGGGTCAGTGTTCGGGATCAACCCTGAAAAAACTGTGGGCAGGCAAGGATATCAAATTGACCCAGCGCAAGAATTTGCAGAGGCACTCACTGGCGTTAAAACTTTGAAGCCTAGGCTGGATAGAACTTTATATTATCGAGGTCTTGAGGCAGGAAGACAGGTTAGAGAGGCAGCTAGAATATTTAATCAAGTTGCAAAAACTCGAGGCAACAAAGACGCAGAAGATATAACTAAAGCTTTTATTACAGCGAATGAGCAGAGGTTCAAAGCACTGCGTGATTTAAACACCGCTGTCGAAGATGCAAGAACACTGGGCCTTTCTACTTCAGAAATAGTTAAACCCTTGAAGGACGCGAAGACACCTAACCTTAATTTTGTAATGGCAGGCAGGTTCAAAGCATTCTTCCCAAGCAACGAAACTATTAATTTCGCCTTGCAAGCAAACCAAGACAAGCTGTCTAACCCATTCAATATGGCAGATATGTCAAAAGAGTACGCAAGATTTCAAGGTAAATTATTTAGACAGCCTGAGCCTCAACCACAACCTAGTCCTCAACCTCAACCTGCGGCTCAACCTGTTCCCCAAGATGCCCCTGTACAATCTGTAGAGCCAACTGAAGTTGCCCCAGCAGAAGCGCCGTCTTTGTTTAATCGTGGCACAGAGGCTCTAAGAGAGTTAGAGTTAAGGAAAATGCTAGGAACGTCATAACGTGATCCCGAAAAGAGCGAAGAAGAAAAGTAAGTACTTCGCCGTTAAGACAGAAGTAGATGGCATAGTCTTTGACTCCAAGCTTGAAGCTGCTCGATACAAGATCCTGAAGAAGCGCCAAGATGGTGGAGAGATCTCTGACCTGCAAACGCAGGTGAAGTTTCCTTGCGCCCTCACAGTAGAGGGCAAAGAAAAAAAGATCTGCAGCTATATCGCTGACTTCAAATACAAGAAAGAAGACAAGTGGGTCATTGAAGATACCAAGGGTGTAATCACGCAGGTGTTCTCGCTCAAAAAGAAACTAGTTGAGGCACTGTACCCAGGCGTGAAGATCAATATCGTCAAAGACCCACGCATCTAGAAAGGCACAACCTGCCCATCTCTCACATCCACTTGGCTTCCTGGGAACTCAGCCTTCACCTCAATAGCCAGCTTCATAAAATCTGCATCGAACTGGACCTTTGAAAATTCACGTAGTTCCGCGCTGCTGTAGTACGGACCATCCTTCATCCCTTTCTCGGTCGCGTTATAGAAGGTGACTACGCCTGACTGGTATGCAATCACGTCATCATTACTCTCTTCTGGAATATGCGTTGCCGTCGTAATAAGTTTCGGATTCCAGAGATGGTTCTTGCATCCAGCACGCTGGGTGTCGAGGTCCAAGGTCTGGCCGCTGCGGGTACATACCCAAGTAGCGCCATGGGTGTTTACCAATGGCTTGGAGAAGACACAGTTGCGGCAGTTGACCGACTCTGGGAATCGCTTCCTAGTGTAGATATCAATGTACGCCTTAGACTCTCCTCTGAGCATGTAGTCCTTCTCTGACTTCCTGCCATGCTTAGGAGGCTCGGTACTGGTGATCACCCTCTCAGCGCGTTCCTGCGCCTTCTCCCAGATCTGTTCATCGTAATCTATGACTTCGGTGTACACCTCGCTGTTATTCTTATTGACCACGATCACAATGCACTTGGTCAGACCAAGTCCTCCCATGTAGCAGTGGATCTGCCATTTGTAAGTTTCGCTCCACAGTTCATAGGACCCTAGCTTCTTCAGCTGATTGAACCTCTTATCATTGGCGCTTTTGATCTCGCACAGAAGCACAAGCGCATCGTCTGGTGGGGGCAAGACTCTCCTGAGTAATGCATCACAAGATCCTGAAAAGTGTCCACCTAACACAGAGACACTCACTTGATTACCGTCGCTATCGTGAGACGCCACATCGTAAAGACCGCTGTCCCTGATGTTCTCAATGACTTGATCTTCAATGCGATTGCCTAGGTCAAACAATCTCAGCATCCTTCCACTGAAGGTGCTAGGCAAACACCAATGGAAGTTCATCCACAGTTTGTGTTCATCTTCATCACCAATCACGCTGAAGCCAAGATGCCCACGGGTTGACCGGTTGGTTTCCTCAAGCTTCTTATCAATCTGGTCAAACATAGACACTGATGACATTCCAATACCTCCCCTCTTTTCTTACTGCAATCTTTTTAATGTGATCGAAGCCACCACCATTCACTAGGTCTTCGGCTTCTTGAAGATCTGTGGGCGCGTAGTCGTCACCAGACACGGCTCGCCACTTCTTCATGGCTTTGGTCCCAGCCCTACCTTCCATGCCAATCATGAAGGGCATTGACTGTGGCCAATACTCATCAACGACTTTGAACTTCACATCCAAATAACTATTACCTGCTTTAGAATTTCGCACTTCAGCCCAAATCGTTTCGACCTCTTTGACTTTCTCAAGCTCTTCGATCGGATCATCAATCTCATCAGACAGAACATTACCGAATGCTGCGACACGATCGGTAGCCGCCTCTCGTTCTTTCCTGTCTGGTGACCGTTCCTCTGTTATGGGTTTATCAGCGCCACACTCTATGCACTGCGTATCAACCCAGTCGTTAACAGCTAGACAAAGATGCCCTGTTGATGTGACTGCATTGCATATCCATATCTTTTGCTCATCTTCCTTGGGTGGACGACTTGGCTTTGCCCTATCAATACAACCATGGCGTTCCATGTTCTCGCCATAATCAAGGAGCATGCAGTTTTCCTTGTCCCCCCAGGTCCTCATACCTCGACCACAGATCTGGACATACAGACCAAGTGATTTGGTGGGCCTGAGTAGCGCAATACAGTCTGTCCGAGGTGCATCCCAACCTTCAGTCAGCACAGCTACATTACACAGCGCGTTGATCACACCATCCTCAAAGTCCTCGAGGATCTTCTCTCGTATCTCTGATGGTGTTTCTGCGGTGATCACAGCCGCCTCAATGCCGGCATGCCTTAGGAACATGCACATCTTGTTGGCGTGCGCTACGGTGACACAGAAGAAAACAGAACTGAGACGGCCTTGGCTGTACGCTTTCTCAATCCAGTCATCAATGATTGCCAGCATCGTTTGATCTTCCATGGCTAGTTTCTCGAGATCCGACTCTCGATAGTCACCACCCTTGAATTTGACTCTGGCAGTTGAGGCATCAATGACAGCCTGATCATCCACCTTAAATGCAGACAATCGGCACAGATACCCTTCCTTGATCAACTGAGGGATACCTATTTGGTAAGAGATGCCGCCAAAGAAATGATCATCAAGACCGTAGATGAACCCTTGGCCCATCCGATATGGCGTAGCAGTCACGCCAAATATCCTAGGGGCTACATACTGACTACTCTCAAAGTGATCAAAGATCTTTCGATACCGACTAGATTTGTCAGGTCCAACATGATGGGCTTCATCAACAATGATGTAATCAAAATGCCCCGCTTGGTCTAGTCGCTTCTGGCTTGCGATTGTATCTCGACTCGCAATGACGATCGGTGCATGTGAGTCAAACTCTTTGATGCTTGCAGCAAGAATCCCACAGGGGGCGCATGGCCACACCGATAGTAGCTTGTCTCTTGCTTGGGTGATCAGTTCTTGGCGATGAGCCAAGATTAAAACACGGCACCCCTCATTGTGGTCGAACAACTTTTTAATGATGTTGGCGAAGACAATGGTCTTGCCGCTGCCCGTAGGCAGCACAATGAGTGGGTACGTGTTTTGTGTATGCAGCCAGTCAAAGGTCGCCTCAATGGCAGCCTCTTGATAATGGCGAAGCTCCATGGTCCCCCCTTATCAAGTCGTAATAAACACGGGACCAATAGTTTTTTGCCCAGTGTGAGATGTCTTTCCTCTGAAGAATGATCAGAACCTGGCGCTCCTTTCCGCCTTGATGAAGATTGACTAGTGCCATACTTCTGGCTCCTCTTCTTCCACCATTGCTATGGCTTGATCAACAATATCTCTAAGACTGATGAGCATGTTTTCAACGAACTCTTCTTCTCCTTCATGCATCAAGTAGGTGTACGACAAAGCCAAGCAAACCTCCATAAAAACAAGCATGTCAATGCCCTCCTTCCGCATTGACTCGTACATGGTCTCTAGTACTTCAGCACAAAACTGCTGTTCCTCAGTTGCAAATTCAATCTGCATTTTCTTTGTCATTTGTAGGTTTCGCTCCACAACGTATCTATATCCCGTAATGTGACGCCAACGACAACGTCTTGATCTACAAGATCCCCACAGGCGTAATACATTTCTCTGATAGCCTTAGCTGTTTCTAAAATTTTAGATATGTTTCTTTCAGATTCTACCTTTGCCCTTGCTTGATACTGCTCACGGGTTTCGATGATGCATGTTCTTTCAGGAACCATATAGTCACCCACCTTATGCTCTGGCAGCACCCAGTGTTCTCCCTCTTCATCTTCGCGCTGTAGCTCCCAACCTTCTTCAGCAACCCACTCGCCCTTCTCATCACCCTCGCCTCGCACATACTTATCTCGAGGCAATTCAGTGCGCCAATTAATCTTTCCGGTAATGTTCGGGACAGGGATGGTGCAAACGAGCTTGTCATCTTCATTGAACCCGTAGCTAGATACTGTTATCGCAGCCTCACTAATCATAGGCAGTGTAAAGTTGTCTGGATGCATGCAATTTTTTGCTCGTTCCAAAGCTTTCTCTAGCTTTTCAATCTTCTCTACTTTCTTCACTTTCGTACCTCTTCGTTGCTTTGTGGTTCGTGATCCGAATAGATCACGCCTTCATCGATTAACAGAGTTTCTGCTAACCAAATATTACTTTTGATGCTTGCAATTTCCTCCGCGTTAACTAACACACTGACGTTTCCGTGCTTCTTGCGTGGGTTAAGTTTGTCCAGTGCCTGCATGGCATCTTTTAAAAAATACTCTATTGCCTCGCTGGTATCTCTATCCATTGCTAAGCGTCTCCTTTATCGTCTTTGACCACCGCGTAATCTTTTGTGATACGCCCCAGTTTTGCATTGCCACGCTCATGTGGTCGCACGTATACCGTCTTGTATATCTGACCAAACTCATCCCGATAGTGGCGCTTGTGTCCAGCAACTTCGTGTCTGCGTACCCCGTAACTTTCGGTGCGCGAAAGCTGCTTCGGCATAACAACACGGCCCCTAGTGCGTGGCAATTTGAGCAGCACGGTATGATGAGAATCAAAAGGTTTGACGTTACCGCGCATGGGTTTTATGCCTTGAATGTCTGCGTTTTGCGGCTCTTCAACGAACCAATCAAAATTCATCAGACTCATGATTGCGACCACCCACGCCATTTTGTGCTTTTCATGGTAGACCGGAATATCTTTGTTATTTTGTCCAATGTCTTCTATGTAATTGTTCAACCCAATCCGCCACCTTTTGCCCATGATTGTTTGCATATCGGGAGAGAACTCACCTTCCGGATCACCTAAGAACCATATTCCGTTTAGTTGATCGTTAGATTTAAGTTGCGTGGGGGTAAAAGTGCTGCTGTCTTGCTCATAAATTCGTTCACTAGCCCATATATCAGTGGACCCTGCTAGGCGTGAAATGCCAACCCGCTTGAAAAAATTACTTTTCGAGCCTACGACCTCAATCCCCTCGGGGGTGCTTCCAACTTCGTAATAGTTTTCAAAATGAAAGCACTCTCCTGGCTTCACCGCGTAGCCGCGGGCGACCTGGCCTTCACGAAATATGAAACCGGCATTCACTGTGTAAATGTGCCAGCCCGTCAAGCCTCTATGATATTGGTTGGTAGAGGATAGGCTATTATTGAAAAGGCTGCCCATCGGATCTTGTGTTTCCCACTCGAGCCACATATTGTTGTGCCTCGGTCGAGCGTTCAAGCAAGCGTTGTATAAGGCTCGCTGATTGCCTTTCTCGACAGATGGTCGTAGAAACTCAATGATTTCTTCAGATATTTTATAGCTCACTGCTCTGCGTAACCCTTCCAATGGGTGGTTGATCCGCTGCTTAGAATTTTTTTTCCAAAAATTTTTGTGCTGTTTCGTAAACTCATAGCCCTCAATGCCCGCAAGCCTAGAGAAAGGCCGCTGCTGCGCCGCGATAACTTCGTTTTGCAAATCGCCTAACTGCATGTTTAACCCTCTTTCTATTCGTTGCTTTGGTAAATAAAAGTCCCTGGCTTTGGCCCCACTGCCAGGGGAGTGGTGGTGTGAGGTCCTTCAGGGGGAGCTATCACCATGAAAGGACCATTGGCCATTAAAAGTCCCTAGCTTCGGCCCCACTGCTAGGGGAGTGGTGGA